TAATAACTGCTCTTGACTGCTAAGAAGCTACCCATAGAGTACCCAAAAGATGGCTAACTTTACCAAAGGCAAGACTTTTACCTCAACGGAGGAGCTGACAAATACGAAGCTCCATCAGCTTGTGGAAGATGCGAGTATGAATGTGACGGCCATCACAAGCCTCACTGCTCTTGCCGATCCAGTTGCGGATACAGATACGCTTCCAATCGCTGATGATAGCGCAACAGCAATCCGTAAGGTTGCTGCCTCAAACTTTCTTAAGAAGAACGCATCTTCTATTTATGATGCTGGAACCACACGGGTTACTGGTGTTGCGACTCCAGTTGCTGCAAGCGATGCCACCACTAAAGCCTATGTAGATTCTATTGCAGTAGTTGCTGGAAACCTTCCGACTGTAACGAGTGCTGATAACGGATCTTTGCTTAAAGTAACGTCTGGATCTTGGACAACCACAGCTTCCGATGCTGTTGGTACATCTCAAATTGTTGATGGATCTGTAACTGGCGTAAAGCTGGAGAACAGTGGTGCCACAGCTGGCACTTATGGTGGATCTACATCTATCCCGCAAATCACAGTTGATGCAAAAGGAAGAATCACAAGCGCACTTGCGTTTAATGCTACCCCAGCAGATGGGACTGTAACATCTGCTAAGATGGCAGATCTTTCACCAAGCCCAGCTGGAACATATGGATCTGGATCTGTTGTTCCAGTCTTAACATTGAATGCAAAAGGACAGGTTACATCTGTATCTACGGCAACTGTTGGTGCTGCTGGTGGAATGTTTTACGAGAACGATATTACTCTCAACACAAGCTACACAATCACAGCAAGTAAGAACGCAATGACTGCTGGCGGGATAACACTAGCCGATGGAGTGACTGTCACTGTCCCCAGTGGCTCAACTTGGACAATAGTTTAATATGCCCATAGCAATCAACGGAACAGGAACGATAACTGGAATCTCCGCAGGGGGATTGCCAGACGCTTGCGTTACGGCTGCCGACCTAGCCTCTGGGGCAGCTCGCTCAAACTTTGGTGCTGGTTGTATTTTGCAGGTTGTTCAGGCTGTCGTGTCAGTTGGCTGGTCTACAAACAGCACAACATTTGTAGATGTTACTGGAATGACTGCAACAATCACACCTTCCTCAACTTCCAGTAAGATTCTTGTAATGGTTGATGCTAAGTTTGGAATAAGCACGAATGGGCATGCTAAAATCGTAAGGAATGGATCTGATGTATATGTAGGTGATGCTGCTGGATCAGCAGTAAGAACATCTTTTGCAGACCTTTATAATCCAACTGTATATAGCGGTGGGCACATGATATGTTACCTAGACTCTCCAAATTCAATCTCAGCTCAGACATATAAATTGCAAGCAACGTCATTGAACTCTGGTTACATTCTGTATTTTAACGGATCGTATGGTAATGCAACCACGCTTTCCTATCACCTCAGATCAGCCAGCTCTGTAACACTGATGGAGATTGCATGATGAACTTAGCAGCTTGTCTATTACATTTGCGCTTTGGCGAAGAGTTTGCATGTGGAGAAACGTATGACTCTATTCAATGGCTATCAAATACGCAAAAGCCTACTGAGGCTCAGGTATTGGCTGCTTGGAATGAAATAAAGGAAAGCGAACTATGGAAACCTATCCGAATAAAACGAGACAGTCTTTTAGCTGAATGCGACTGGACGCAGTTGTCAGATTCTTCGGCAAATAAAGAAGCATGGACTTCTTACAGGCAAGCCCTTCGGGAAATACCACAAACATATCAAAGTCCAGATGAGGTAGTCTGGCCAACAAAACCATGAGCCTCCTAAAAGCCAACTCAGTCCAAATCGGCCAGTCAGCAACTGCCACCCAAAACTTCACCCTCTCCGTCCCATCCTCACCCGATGGCACGATTAAATTGGCGAGGGGCAATAGCGGTGCGACAACGGCTGATATTCTGACAGTAGATGCGAGCGGGAATGTTACTACTACGCTTGCTAATGGGTCTATCTCAGCATCGAAGTTGAGTGGAGCGCAAACTGGTTCTGCACCAGTTTACGGAGTCAGAGCATGGTGCGTGTTTAATGGAACTCTTACTGGCACGAACGCTCCTACCGCTGGTGGCAACATTGCAAGTATCCAAAGAATAAACACAGGCGACTACGCAGTAACTTTTACAACGCCAATGCCTAGTGCTAACTATTGCGTAACTATAAGCGCATCAAGCAATGGAACTGGCAATGGGTGGATTGCCTACCCGCATATCTTTACAGTAACTGCTGGCGGTAATGTTACTCCAACTGCTTCATCTTTTAGGTTTGTAGTAACAAACTATCAGACAACTGGGTATGTAGACTGCACGTATCTAACAATAATGGTCGTAGGATAATTATGCCAACCTCAATCCACGGAACTAACGGAATCACCTTCAACGACGGCTCAACGCAGAACACTCGTCCTGCGGTTGGCTTCCGCAATCGCATCATCAATGGTGATATGCGGATCGATCAGAGGAATGCTGGGGCGAGTGTAACGCCAGTGACTGGTGCATATACACTGGATCGTTGGAGTTACTATTCTACTCAAGCATCAAAATTCACGGTTCAAAGAAATGCTGGGTCAGTAACCCCACCCGCTGGCTATACAAATTACATGGGGATTACATCAACTTCAGCCTTTTCGGTTTCTGCAAGTGATTACTTCTTAATGACGCAGGCTATTGAGGGCTACAATGTATCAGACCTCTCATTTGGAACTGCAAATGCAAAATCAATAACTATCTCATTCTGGGTTTACTCAAGTCTTACTGGAACCTTTGGTGGAATAATGGAGAACTCAAGTCAAACTCGAGCATACCCATTTAGTTACACAATTTCATCTGCAAATACTTGGGAACAAAAATCTGTAACTATTGCTGGAGATACGACAGGAACGTGGGTAACTGATAACGGTCTTGGCCTTTGGTTAATGTTCTCCCTTGGTGCTGGATCTACAGTTTCTGGAACTGCTGGTGCATGGGTGGGTTCGCAAAGACTTGGGGCAACAGGCGCAGTCTCCGTAGTCGGAACAAACGGAGCCACCTTCTACATCACAGGAGTCCAACTCGAGTCAGGCTCAACCGCAACCGAGTTTGAGCGCAGGCCGATTGGGACAGAGTTGGCGTTGTGTCAGAGGTATTTCTGGAAAACTGTTCAGCCAGTAAATTTGGATGGATACAATGTGGGTGGGCCTCAAGCCTATCAATACGTATGCAACCCAACGACGATGAGAGCAACACCTACTGTTTCAAGTAATTTTTCTGGCCTAGTGCAAGCAAATGGATCAATTGTTAATGCAAGCGTTCACGGATTCCAAGCATGCTTAGCTCCAACTGCTGGTGGTCGATTTTACGGAGTGTACGACACTGGAAATACTGTATCTATTGAACTTTAGTATATGTATAAAAAAACAAATTATAATAATAGCGTATATTGGGTTGAACAGAATTCCTATATTCCATTCGACCTAGCCAATACCGACTACCAAGCCTACCTAAAATGGTTGGCAGAAGGCAACACTCCGCTTCCTGCTGACGAGCCAGTAGTCGAGCCAACGCCAGTTATCGAAGAACCTGTGGTAGCTGAACCAGCGGTTGACGAAGCTCCTCCTGCCGAAGAACCCAACGAGGGATAAATGACCCTCGACCAGATCGCCAACCAAGTCTGTATCAAGACCCACGACACCTCCGCTGGTGCCGTAGCTGCTGTCAAAACATTTTGTAAGAACCGCTACCAGATGATCTGGGACAGCCAGCTCTGGGCAAACAGCATGGCTGTGACGACTCAGGCTATTAGCTCTGGAGATTCCATTATTACTATCTCCAACTCAAACATGGATCTTCCAGTTGCTGTGAAAATTGGAACAACTGCCATCGACCCAGCCAACTATGGATCTGCCTTTGTGATGTCCCCAAGTTCGTTTACGGATACTGGAAGCACAACCGCATTTGTGATCCTTGCTAAATCTGACGCTGGAAACATCAGGATTCAGCTCCTGAGTGCAGCATCTGAAAGCGGAACACTCTCTGTTCTCTGCAAGACCAAGATCCGTGTAACAAACAACGGTGTGTCTGCCTACCGCTCGATGGAGCAGGATGACGATGTATGTGTGATTAATACCGCAGAGCAGGCACTACTGACTCTCGTGGAAGCCGACATGCTGGAATACAAGCAGGCTTACGCCAAGGCTCAGGCCAAGCAGTCCGAAGCCCTCACTCTTTTGTCACTAGCCCGCAACGTCGAGCGTTCTCAGGGCGCATCCCGCTTCGAGGTCTCAGCTGCGTTTAACGGTGAGTGGAGCCGTGATGACTGGGACTACGGGGGAAGCACGATCAGCTTCCAATAAGCCATGCCTATTATTTTTGACGAAGCCCTAGATACGCCTCTGGTCTTCGACGGGCAGAGGCAGTTTAGCGGTGGGGAAGACTCTAACACTCAGGCGAGGATATTGGGTGAGAACCAGTGTACCAGTCTGGTCAATGTCGAGTTAGACGAGAACGGTCTTGCCCATACTAGGCTTGGCCTTGTTCTTACTCCTTCCACTGGGGTTAACTCCTATATTAGCGGTCTTGCTTCCTACCGAAACACAAGCACAACGCAGATGGTTGCATTCTTTGGTGGCAATCTTAAGTATCTGTCAACTTGGGCTACTGGATGGCAGACTGGCGCATCATCTGCATACACATCTGGCAACAGGGTCTACACGGCTACGGTAGCAGATAAGCTCTACTTTATCGACGGATCTGCTGGTGGTCAGCTTAAGTACTGGGACGGTTCCGCTGTAACTACCGTCCCAACCACTGGAGCAGTATCAGCCCCTGCTGGGATTAATAGGTTAATCAGTACGAGGGGCAGGTTGTTTGCCGTAACCGAAAGCAATCCTGACACCCTTTATGTTGGTGATTTCCTCACCTCGAACTTTGATGTTGTGACAAATGCAATCAGGATAGGTGGAGATTCATCTCCCATTACGGCAATCGTCGAATGGACTGGTGACCGCATCGCAGTCTTCAAGGAGAACAGGGTATTTGTTGTAAGTGGTATTACCCAGACTTCTGCGGGTGGTTTCTCAGTCGAAACAGTTGAGAACGCCAACGGTGCCCTGAGCCAGTCGGCAACGCTTAGGGTTGGATCTGATGTTATGTTTATGTCCCGTGACGGAGTTCGGCTTCTGAGTCGTACACTCCAAGGACAGGAGCAAGCGGTCAGCCTTCCGATATCGCTACCAATCGATGACAAGATCAAGCAGATCGATATTAGCCAGCCGAGCGAGATCTCAATGGTATTCCACGAAAACACGGTAATCCTTTCCGCAAAGACGGTTGCTGGTGGAACTATTGCCCTTTGTTTCGACACATCTAACAAGTGCTGGCTCGGTGAATGGTCTGGAAGGTTCTACCCGTATACTGGAGTTCAGGCATCCAACGGGATCACGCTACCGAACGCAGTTGCTGCAACTGCATTATTTACTGGGCTAGTGATTGGAGATCGGAGTGGGAGGATTTACCTCTGGAGAAGGGGACATAACTTTGGCTCGTCAAATTCTATTACATACTCTGATGACTCATCCGCATCGAACGATGGTGGGGTCGGAATCCCGACAAGCATCGCTACCAGAGGAATGACATTTGCCGAGGCTGGCTCAAGGAAGCTGGGCAACAAGAGCGAGATTGAGTTCTACAACTCAGAAGCCGTTGCCACTATTGAATACCTAATGGACAACGGGGACTGGGAAACGCTTAATACTGTATCAACCGCAAGCGCACCCCTTAATCTTCCGTTCAACCTTCCGCAGTACATGGACGGGTTCGCACCAATCCAGACTCATGGTGATACGATGATCGATCAGGACTACTTTAGGGAGATCATCTTCAGGGTAAGCTCGACCTCTGGGTATCTAGCAGTCCGTGGTATGTCCATATCCGCATACCTGCAGCCCTACCTAGTCACTTGACATCTCGCAACTGCTAGGCATACCAAAGCATATATATGGGAGGAGGAGGATCACCAGCACCAGCACCAGACCCCTACGCTCAGGATCGTGTGGATCAACAGAGGCGTAGAGAGGCTTACGAGAAGGAGCGTCAAGAGGTTTACATTCCAAAGTCCAAGGAGATGCTGGCATCCAGCGATGCCCAGCGCAACGAGTGGTACAAGATGGTTAATCAGTACTACCGTGATACCAACCCCCTTCGTAAAGTAGCTGTCACAGATTACTCGGTTCCAGAGGATCAGCGTGGCCTCGGCCTTTGAGGAAGACCTAGACTCGATTCAGTCGTTCGTTCAGGAACACTACAGCCCCTCAATGTGTTGGGGCGATTTCAAGCCTTGGATGCGGTGGTACCGTG